CTTAGAAATGCATACAGAAATAACGTTGCTATTGCGGAAGCTGCTACGTCTGATGCTGCAAGAGAAGCTGCTGAACGTGCAGCACAGGTAGCTGCAGACAATCAAGGTGTTGCTGAAGAACTCATTCGTGCGTTTGAAGCACGTACTGGTAAAACAATTTCTACTACTACGGATGATGGAAGACTTGTTATTGACCCTGATCTAGCAAGACAGGCGGGTCAAGAAACAATGCTAGATGTAGCAGGTACAGATTTAGCAACAGGTGCTGATGAACTTCTACAGCCTATTCTTAGGCCAGAAAAATTTGATGCCGTAGTAGCCATTGCTTCAGACTACAAGCAAAGATATCCTGAAGCATTTAATAATAACCGCACTATTATAGATAGTCTCTTTGACCTTACGGTAAACAAAGAACTTATAGGCGGTCAGGAACTAATTGACGATCTTAACAAGTATGGTCTGTCTTTTGAGGACTACATTCTTACTGTAGTAGGCTCTGGTTCTGAGGCAGGTAGAGTACTTAATCAACTATCACAGATTAGACGTACTAGACCTACTGGTGTTGCTGCAGAGAAAGAAGCAAAAAAGACACTTGAAGCGCAAGGCGAATTTAGACGGAGGGTGATGCGTCTTGAGAATGTGCGTAGAGGCGGGCTTGTTTCTCAGCTTGCTACTGCTGCACGTAACCTAACGTCTGCTACTATTCGTGTGCCTATGGAGGCACTTGCAAACGTTGCGGATACAGCAATATATCGTGCCACAAATGAAGGTACTGTTGCTGGCGTAATGGAAATGTTTAGTGGGCAAAACTGGAAAGATAGCTTTGCCCAATGGCGTTTGATCTACAGCAGACCTGATGTAGCACGTGCTTACACTGAATTTCTTCTGCAAAGACCAGAGCTAGCAGATCAGTACGATAGAATGTTTAATAACATTAACGAATTTCAAGAGCTAACAGGCCGTGGTTCTGGTACTGTTTTTGTTAGAGTTGTATCACCAATGGAAGATGTTGTAGACTTCCTTAATATCCCTAACAGATGGCAGGAACATATTATCAGACGGGGTGTGTTCTTTGGTGAATTGCAAAGGCTAACACGTAATGAGTATGGAATAGATCTTATTGATTCATTGCAAAAAGGACAGCTTAATGATTTGTTGAATGATGCATCATCAGTAAGACCTGAACGTGCACGTTCTTTCATTAGTATTGTTGACGAAGCAGTGACTAAATCGCTTGATGTCACTTATGCAAAGCAGCCTGACATTCCTGTATTCCGTAGTGTGTCACAATTTATTGTTCGCAATGGTCTTACAACTGTCATTCCTTTCCCTCGCTTTATGTTTAACAGCATGGAGCTTATGGGGCAGTATGTTGCTGGTTCATCTATTCCAGTGGCACGTAAGATATCAAGCCTTGTGATGCCATCTCATCGTGGTCCTCTTACATCTAAGGACAGACAACGTATTACACGAAACTTGGTTGGATTGACTGCTATTGCTGCGGCCTACCAGTATCGTATAAGTGAAGATGCTCCTGCTGATTATAAGCAAATGAATACGTCTGAAGGAGTTGTTATGGATACTTCTCCGCAGTTTCCAATGAGGCAATATCTGTACATTGCTGAAGCTGCCAGACGTTACAGAGATGGAACCCTTGATAACTGGTTTAATGCACGTGAGTTTGCTGAAACATTTACAGGAAGCAATCTTCGTGCAGGTGTGAGCAATGCTATTCTAGAGGAAGTAGCAGCAATTGCTGATGGCACTGATCTTACAAAAGAGGAATCTTTTGGTAGAAGAACTGGTGCTCTTTTTGGTCAATACCTGTCTACTTGGCTTGTACCATTTGCGCAGTTAATTGAAGCACAAAGAGCCACAGGTGAGCGTGGTCTTGAGTATCGTGATGTACGTGAAGATCCGACATTAGACGGTTGGACTACATTCTTTAATGAACTAGGAAGACCAACAGCACAACGTGGTATTAGTCTTACCGCTGAAGAAGAAGCAGCACTTCCACTGAGAGAGTATGTATTCTCTGAAAGTAGAAGACGTGTGAACCAACCAGCACGAGTTCTTCTTGGTCTTAGTCAAAGTTCTGCTACTTCAGAATATGGGGAATACTTCCTTAACAAAGGGTTTAACGAGTACGATCTTAGCAGCACATCTGAAGTGCCCACTGTTGAACGGTGGGAGAATCAACAGATTAGAAGAGTGCTGCCTATCATCGCTGAAGTAGCACAGCGTAGAGAAGAAACACTGCGCTTTGATTACGCAAACATGTCTGACACATACAAGAATATGTTTACTGAATCTCAGCATGTAAACAATAATGTAATCCCACTCATTAACGGATTGGTACGTGACCTTCGTTCTAATCTACGTGAAATGGATGTGGGTGCAGAAAATCCGTACACAAATGCTATTGTACAGTATCGCAGAATACCTCCCGATATTAGAAAGTTGGCTACTAATTACTTTGTTGAGCGGTTTGATAGAGAGCCTGATCCAACAATTACGGAAGACTTGCAAAGTCTGGTAATGCTTGGCAGGACACTACGACAAACATATCAATAATACACATAATTATGGGGGCACTTTGGCCCCCATTTTTTATGCTTAACGATTGTCTCCACTACCGCCTAGTGTGTCAGCTTCTTTGCGCCTTCGAAGCTTAGCCTCATTCTGTGCGGCGATGGTGCCAAGTGACAGGTTCAAGTCTGTCGCAAGTGCAGCACAGTACCACAACACGTCACCAATCTCACTGGCTAGCTGGTCACGCCAGTCTTTTGGCATCTTCTCTGGTCCGTCACGCACAATCTTCTTCACCTTGTTTGCCACTTCACCTGCTTCACCCGCTAGGCCAAGGGCAGGGTATAGAACTTTGTACGTGTCTGGATAGATTGCAGTGCTTGCTGCGCTACGCTGATAGTAATTGAAGTCAGACATTTTGTACTTCTCCTTCAGGAACTCTTGTGCCTCTTGTTCTAGTTTGTTCATTCTCCTGCACTCTACTTAGCTGCTCGGCATAGGCTTTGTCAAAGCCCCGTTGCCACTCCCTATGCTGCATTGTGTCTGAATGAAAAGGATTAGTAACTCTACCACGTTGAAAGTCTTTGTAGCCTTTCTCGTATTGCATACGCAATGGTGCGTCATACTTGCCAAGACCACGTTGCTCTCGTGAAAGTTTCTGTTTCATTCAGTGCCCTTTCTTTTCTTCTTGCATAAATGCAGCTATCCATTGTTTACACAGATCAGATCGTACAATGTCTTCCATTCTAAATTCAATTACTGGAACTGGAAGCATGTACTTCTTAACCATGTGAATGGCTTTACTCAGCCCACTTGTCTCTTGCAAGTCGGACTGAAAGATATCGCCATTGAGAATAACCTTACAGTTTTCTCCAACACGTGTCAAGAACATCTTAATCTCATGTGGTGTTACGTTCTGTGCCTCATCAAGAATCACAAACGCATCTGTGAAAGATCTTCCTCGCATAGTTTCGAAGGGTGCAATTTCAATGTTACCATTCTTTATGCCAGTTTCAACTGCACCTTTGCCTAAGTGCCAATGCAGTACCTCAAGAACAGGCATGACCCACGGCATCATCTTCTCTTCAAGTGTACCCGGAAAATATCCAATAGATTTACCTGCTGCTACATTCGGACGAGTGATGATGATCTTGTCGATCTGCTTAGTGATATACAGATTGGCTGCATACGTAGCCGCAATGTATGTCTTACCTGTTCCTGCAGGACCAAGGACAATGATTTGTTTGTAATTCTCAATCGCATCAATGTATTCCTTCTGTCTCTCATTCTGAGGCAGTAGGCCTGCTGTGTCTTTTCTTTCTGCGTTTTTGTATGTAGTCTTCCTGCGAGTACGTTTGGCTTCTTGCTGTACCATTGTTTATTGATTCCATTATCTCCAGTTGTTTTTTCTCAGTAAGTATAGACCAGTTTCGTATCTCTATGATCGTTCTTCCACATGAGGTGCACACACCATCTGAAAGCAGACAGCCACGTACACAAGGACTAGGCACTTGTAAACTCTTTTAAAGAACTAATCGGAAGGTTATAGCAATCTGCTTTCACAACAAAGTTGTTACTTGGATCAATATCTCCTTTTCTCAAAAACTTTGCGTCTTTATAATAGCTATCTTTAGGATATACGCCTAAAAACCAAGCTACTTGCATGTCGTTATGCACACGCACAAAAGCATAGTAGTCACAAGACTGTTTAGTATTAAATGCTGCAACACTACATTCATAGTGTTCTTTTGGCTTTACAGTTGTTCTTTTTGTTTTCACATCAACACGAATGCCACTGTCTAGCAGTATATCATAATCATATGTAT